CCAGGGCCGGAACATACTGCCCTACCTTCTGCCGATGCCCCCATTCCACCGCTTCGGCGTACTCTACGTTGTTGTACACCTCAATCACATATTCATCCCCGCGTTTCCGGACTTCCCCCACCTTCCAGTTGTTCTGCAGCCAGCTGGTCTTTTTAGGAGTTTTCTCCTTGACCTTGCCCTGCAGCTCCATGGCCACCTGGATGACCATGGCCTTAAACTCTTCCGGATACTGCTCCTCAATGGCCCTGGCCAGTTCCTGTTCCCATTCGTCCAGTCCATCCATGCGGTATTCCGTCCCGGCCATCAGACACGCTCCTGTTCCAGGACAAGCGGGACCTGGTTGTGAGAGGGCTGACGCTCGGCCAGTCCGGCCATGGCTTTGGTGAGCCGTCCCCTCTGTTTAATTTCCAGGTAATCATTAGGCTCTATCTCTATCTCCGGACGCACAAACAGACTATACTGGGTGGGGACACTTCCTGCGGGCAGTTCCCGGTTCAGAGTTCCTCCCGTATGGGTGGACAAAGCGCAGGAGATGGATTCATAAACCTTCCTTCCCTCCGCTTTCCTGTGAAAGACCGTCTCTCCGTTTGGCAGACGGTCTTTGAAAGGTCGGTAAACAGTCACGGTATCTTCATAGGTCAAAGCCAGGATATCTGCTTCTGTCATGTGTTCCTCCTTTATTTTGGCAGGTTCATCTTTTTATAGCGGCGCAGCTGGGGCTCATAGTCTTTCAAAAGCCGGGAGGATGCCTGGGTAAGGGCCGTGTCGTCCCGATAGGTGATAGAGGTATCTCCCCTGGTCACGGAGGAGACAGCACCTGCACCGGACAGGTTCATCTCCTCCTTTAAGGTGTCCTCCGCCATCTGTGCAATCACCGGCTCCAGCATTTTTGGAATATCCTCCCGATTGCAGCGGATGAGGACCATGATTCCAATCCGCCGAATACACCGCTCCACATCTGATTTCTTGTCATCCGATAGCTTTAGGGAGGCCATCACCTCCCCGGTTATCCATGTAAGCTGCTCACTGGTCATCTGCGTCTCCCCTCCATTACGCCGTTTCTTCCGGTTCCACAGCGGCCGGTTTTGCCTGTTTGAAATTCGCACGGCAGGTCTTGAGCTTTTCCTTCGTGATCCACAGATCATGGTATCTCCGGTAATCCCAGCCCCATGCCCGGGCCTTCTGGTTGGTATCCGGGTCAAAGATCCGCATCTTGTCCGTCTTGGAAACCGCGATGGGGGCGTTCTGCGGCGTGATGAGCCAGTTAATGTCAATAGCATCCTCCGCCGCCTTAAATCCGCCTTTTTCCTGTCCGGCTGTCTTTCCGTCCTGGAACACGTACTTAGACTTCATACGGCCGGACGGCACGGACCGTAAGGGAATCCCATTCAAGGATTTGACCTTGACCGTCACATCTCCCTGGGAAAAATCCGTCACATCCAGCCGTCTGGACAGCTTATCCGAATTATTCAAGAGGTTTAAAACCAGGGTGGAGATGGAGACGATGAGCGGGGTGTTCTCCCCTACCACGTCCTGCACAGCCGCTATATCATCTAAGAGCGCTTTCAAGATGCTCGATTCCGCAGGCGTATAGCTGTATGCTGCCAAGTCCGCTCCCATACCTTTTTGCGCAATGGTGCTGTAACGGTAGGCATCAATCTCCGGGACAACATGGACCCGCTGGAATTCTCCCATCAGGCTGGCGGCTGCCAGCACAAAGCCGGACTCATCCACATCGTTTTCATCGATCTGGAAGGAGCGGCCCCTGTCCTTGGTCATCTTCATGGTCTGCCACGAAAGGTCCACGCTGCCTGCGACAAACCCGTTCGCCCGGTCATAGTCCGCCAGCCCGTCCATGACAACATTGGGAATTTTCACCTCATCGCCCCCGCTGTAGCGCACCAGGTCACGGTTCACCTCCATCCAGCCGGATGTAGCCTGTTCCACAGCTGCCGCGTCAAGCTCCGGCTGAAATATCTTTGCATACTCAATTGTGTTTGCCATCTTATAATCCTCCTCTGATTCGTTTCTGAATTTCCGCGCTGATCATGCCGTCTGTCAGGCTGGCTGCTCCTCCCAGTCCCTTGGGAGTGGTGCCCTTAAGCCGCTCCTTGATGCCTGTCTCCAACTGCTCCTGGTACATGGCTCCAATCTTCTCCAGGCTGGCCGCCATCCTGGCTTCATCTGTATAATCCAGGAATTCCGACAGTCCGACCGGAAGCTTTTTCTCCGCCAGCTTAGCGGCCGCTTTCTGTTCCAGCTCCATCCGCTTCAGTTTCCCGGTCAGCTCTGCGTTCTCCTTTTTCATAGCCTCGCGCTCCTCGGCCTCCCGTTCCTGCGGCGAAAGCTTCTCCAGGCGCTTTTCCTCCGCCCGCCGGGCCTCTTCTGCCTCCTTTGCTTCCTTTACGGCTTTTTCAATTTCAGCGGCCAGCTCTGCCTGGGTATAGGTTTTTTCTGCCTGCTTTTCACGGGAAGCCTCCTTCCCGTCTGTCCCTTCCTCCTTTTTTTCCCCTGCTGTTTTCCCATCCTTTGCGGGCGTCTGTACTCCCGGGCCCTCCTCTTTCTTCTGGCTTCCTCCCAGGAGGCTGCGTATCTTATCAAGCAGTCCCCCCTCCTCCTGTTTCTCTCCCTGCTGCTCCAATACCGTATCTGACACAGCTGCCTTTGTTCCTTCTTCCATCCGATGTTCCTCCTATCCATTCACTTCCGCCATGATTTGGGCTTTCTCTTCCTCTGTGATCCACTTCTTTTTGACCGCATTGGTCAGATATTGCTCGTTGCCTGTTTCTCGATAGATACGGGTCAATGTCTGTATCATGCTCCCTCACCTCCTGTCAGTGCATCCATAGCAAGCACATCCGTGGTTTCCTCCACTGCCCCTACTCGGTCCGCCAGCTTTTCAAGCTCCGTCCGTTCCCGGATCCCCCAGGAAGCAAGGAGGGTGCCGTCCTCCTTTCCCCGGACTACCAGCACCGGATCTCCAAGTATTAGGTGCTCGTAGGTCCCGGTCACCGTATCACCGTTCTTTATCTGTACCCGGGATAAGTTCTCTTTTGTCATCTTTTCCCAATCCGCCATTAAGGCTTCCCGCCCCTCATAGGCGGCCTCCATCTGCCCCAGGCAGGATCCGGCTTCCAAGATGATGGCTGTTCCGTCCTTTAACAGTAATTTACGTTTTTCCATGATATTCTCCTTCCATTGCTCCTATTTTTGCGTAATAAAATAAGCCCCATAGCTGGGACTCATTCTCATTTCGTTACTGTATCGTTCCCTCCAGATGATTCTGGCTCAATCCGATGCGGGCAGGCGTTCTTCCCGGACCATATCTCTTTTGGGATTCCTTTTTCATATGACAGACAGTAGTGGAGCTTCCATGCCTCCTCTTCATCACAGGGAGCCAGGATTCCCTCCATCAGTTCATCGTATACCAGGCAGTTTTCACAGTTCTCATGCTTCATGCGATTTACACTCCTTCACCAGGCGTTTTATGTATTCCGGCATCGGCTCCCCGTTTTCGTACATAACCGCCGCCTCACAAATAAACTCCCGTTCATTTTCCGAAGCACGGTAGGAAATACCATAAACATCGCCGCTTTTCATAGCCCTATTATAACATTCCTTTAATTTCCTGTCATCCCGCATCCCTGTTTCGTTTACAATCATATGCATCATTTCATGCTGGATGACGCATGCTATCTCACGGCCTTTATATAAGACATTTCCCCGGCTGTAACGTTTTAATTCCATCTGCCTGCCATATGCCTCCCTGACTGCTTCCGACGCCCCTTCATTTAGTCTCGCCCGCAGCTTTCCCATGGAAGCTTCAATCCGTTTTGTCCAGTTCAGTACACTTCCTTCATAATACTGCTCCGGCGCATTCATGAGCGCCGTACCCATCCGCAATCGTTTTCCTACGGCTGAGCCCATTTTTCCAGGAGCATCCCGGGAATCAAATATTGTGATTTCATCCAGTTTCTGAAACGGGGCCTTTGCAAGCTGCCGTTCCAGCTCCGCAGCTGCTTTCTTGTAATTTGCTTGATTCACCTCCCCGGTCACCTTTACCTTGGATGCGTAGGGCTGCAGCAGGCCGGTCGCCTCCCGCCGATCCTTTAGATTCGCAAAGATGCCTTTCTTCGCATTTTCCTGTCCTGGTTCTGATTCTGCTTTATCCGCTTCCTCCATATGTTTTTTCTTCCATTCTTCAAACTTCGGATTACTTTTCAGCGGATTTCCCTGGCGTTGTTTAAATACGGGTATATCATAGGCTGCCACCGTGGTGCATTTGCAGTTCGGATGGATGGGCGGCAGGTTCTCCCCGGCCCGCGCGTCTGATAGTTCAAACACCTGACCATTCAGGCGCTGGCAAATTTCACAGCCTCCGCCCAGAAAACGGTACTTTGTCACCCCGGCATCCTGATACGCAAGCAGCTGGCCCTGATTGGCAAAGTAGCTGGCCTCTGTCCGTACCAGACGCTGGGCCGCATACCTTCCCTTCCCCATCACATCGTCAATCTCCTTTGCAATCTTATCCACACTGGCCCCGCTCATGAATCCCAGAGTCAGCTCACGGCGGGTCAGCGCTGCCAGCTGGTCCGTGTTGTCCCAAAGCGCTTTTGAATACTGCTTTCCGCTCCATGGATAAGATAATATCTGCTTTAACAGCCGTTCATCCACCTTCGACACATCCCAGGCCACTCCCCCGATACTCTGGATATCGAACATTTTACGTTCATAGTTGGTCTGCACCAGGCCTTCCAGCAGTCCGGTCAGCTCTGTTTCTGACCGGCCGGCCAGGCGGGCCATGTTGTGGTAGATATTTGCCAGCAGCTGCTCCTTCCGGCTGACCTGGCTCTTGGCCGACAGGGTGTTCAGTTCCAAGGCCAGCCGCGAATCCTTCCCCTGGCCTTCCAGTTCCTCAAGGTACCCTTCCAGTGAGTTTTTCCATGTACTGTATTCCTTTCCCGTCAGCAGCTTTGAGGCCTGGGCCTCTGTCAGCTGATTGTCCCTTGCATGCCGGCTGTAAAAGGCCCGTATTTCATTTTCAAGGCCATTCACACATTCGTCATACAGCTCCATCAAGTCTGCCTCGCATCCATCGGACGCTTCTGCGTTTCTTAAGACCTGTTCTTTTGCTGCTTCAATCCATGCATTGCGCTGCCGCTGGTTCATCCTTTCTCAGCCTCCTCTTCCGGCTCAGCCGTTCCCTCCAGTCTGGTTTCACGGGTCTGGAAAGCCCGGGCCAGGTTCTGGTACATCCCAAAGGATTCCACCCCTTCCTGTTTCTCCTCCTCCAGCTTTTCCAGTTCCTCCTTCGGATTGTCCACAAAGGGCAGGAGTTGCAATAGCGTCTCCTTGGGCAGCATGCTGGACAGGTTTCCGATGATTTGTGACTGCTCCAGAATGTTCTGCGGCTTATTACGCCGGAACTGCATATCAAGGTCCCGGTAATCATAGTTATGTCCCAGCAGGTTCAGGACGTGGGTGATCAGTTCAATCCTCCGCTGCAGGGCCCGCTTGAACTTCCGTTCCTTGATGGCGCATATCTGCTCCAGGCCCCACAACTTATAGGATACCGCCACCCCGGACAGGTTACCTCCAAACGCTTCATCCGTCATGTTGGGGACATTGGCTCCCAGGTGGATATCCTCACGCAGCCGGTTCTTATAGTTCTCCAGCGCCGTGTCATCCACTGTCTTTAAAATCCAGCCCACATCCCCTCCATCCTCCAGAATAACGGCACGTTCCCGCTTCATCTGCGCTATGTCCTTGGAATCCACATCCCCCAGCCGCGTCACCTTCAGGATGGCATCGTCATTGTACTGGAAATAGTTGGCCGTATTGGATTGCACCCGGTTATAAGCGTCAATCTCGGAAAGGACCCCTTCAAAATCCCCAATCCGCTCCCGGTTGTTGACGTACTCGCAAAATGGCACGTCATTCCAATAATGCTCCTTCCACCCGGTCACTTCTAACACTCCTCCGTTAAAAGATTGTAGGTAGATAACCCGTGTCCACGTCCAAAACTCCACACGCAGGAGAATGTTCCCATTCTTATCCATGCCCCGCACCATGCGGATAGCCGCAAGCGGGGAGGTGAACTCGCTTTCCGTCTCATAAAACAGGATGAGGTTTTCTGGAAAAACCAGGCCCAGCCGAATCCTCCCGTCCTCATCCAGATAAACCATCTCAAAGCAGTCCCCCTTGATGCTGCACTGTTTCCCCAGCTCCGTGTTGTGATCCTGCTCATCGTTATAGTCGAAGATATCCTGAATGGTCTGCAGATATTCCTCGTTCTCGGAGCTGTACACCACCGGCTGTCCCAGGAAATAGCCCGTGGCCGTGTCGGTGATGTAGCGGGCCATGTTATTGACAATCCGGTTGTCACCTCCGGTCTTATCCGTTCTCTCTGAATGCAGGATGTCATGATCCCCCACATAGTAGCGTTCCAGTTTCTGATATTTCATCTGGTAACTCTGCTTCACCACGATTTCCCGGATATCCTTCACCGTCAGGGACTCGATGGAGGCCCGGTCCATATATACAATCATTGGATTCCTTCTTTCCTCTTTCTTATCAGATCAAGCTTTCCCTTGGGATGACCTTAAACTTTCTGACTTTCTTGGCCAGGGTCCGGCACCCCTCCAGGGCGTCTGGGCCGTCATCATGGGCTCCCATTGGGAACTGTACCAGCTGCTCCAGCAGGCGCTTATGGCGGCGGTTAAACTTAATGTATTTGTTCTTGATATCCGGCTGCATGGTCTGGATGCGCAGCGTTTTGTCCGCCGTCTGTGGGACTTCCTCCACAGGCAGGTACAGCCCCGCTCTGGCGCTGGCTTTTACCAGCTCCTCCTTTAAGAACCATTGGAACTGCACCGTCTCACAACCGAATTTCTTATATCCCCTGCCATAATCTCGTCTAAGCCGCCGCTCCTTTTCCAAGATATCTGAAATGATGCGGTCCGGATGGCGGCGCTCAATATCGGCATCAAACACATACATATATCCCGTTCCCTTATGCTTAGCCAGGGTAATGATAGCCGAAAAGTCGCTGTGCTTAGTCTTTCCAAGGGATGGGTCCACAAAGCCGTAAAACACAAAGCTGCGGTCCTTAAAGTCCACCTCGGCTTCGTTGTAGTAATCCAGCCATTCCTCCTGGAACAGGCAGTCATCCGGATTGATGGGCTCGTTCTGTTCCTCACTATTAAAGGATGCCTCACCCTCATCAATCCGCATCTTCATCAGGTCATAATAGGACAGCTTCTCCTCCCACAGGACCTCCGTCCCTTTGAGCATCTCTGCCTTATGGGCTTCAAAGAATGCCTTTGCGTCCTCCTCATGGGAATCATTGGAAAGGTCCGTGTAGATGTCCTCCCATTCCTTCCAGAGGTCATCTGCCTGGGAGAAAGAGAGCACTGCCTTGTATTTGATGGATTTATACCCCGTATTGGTCAGGGTATGGGCCAGCAGGCTGTCATAGTGCAGCAGGGTCCCGATATACACGATATCCGTATAACTGTCGCCTGCCTTGGAAACGGCCTTGTTAAACCAGTTTGACAGCTTGGAACGCTGCTCCGCGGTCCGGACGTTCTCATCATTCTCGATATCATCCAACACCAGCAGGTCCGGCCTCCAGTTCCGGTGCTTCCTGCCTCGTATCTTCTTGCCTGACCCGATGGCCTCCACCTTGATGTTGGTGGTAGTCAATATTACATTGTTACGCCATACCTTTCCCTGCAGATTCCCGAAGTCCTCCCGTATCAGGCCGTTTTCCTCAAACTCCACACGGATGTTCTCCAGGAATCCTTCGGCCTGGTCCGAACTGTCAGAGAGGATGATGGGATAATGCTTGTACTGATACAGGATGGCATGCATGCTGCCCTTGAAGGTCAGCGTGGTGCTCTTCGCATGGCCTCGGGGGGCTGCCACGGCCCGGCGGCATCCGGGCAGGCGGTCAATCTCCCTGGCTGCCTTCGGTGTGATGGGAAAGCGGCCCTTTAACACGCCCTGCTGCCAGATGGCGTCCAGGTCCCGGTGGAAGCTAGGGGAGGGCTTGGAAAAGTAGTGGGGGAAGTAAGCGCGGCCAAAAAACTCCATGTCAATGGCTCCCAGCTTCCTGCGAATCCCCTCAGGTCCGGTAAGTGGCAGGCCGGAATCATACTCCTTTAAAAGCTGCCTGCGTTCCGGCTCCTCACCCTTCCTTAAAAAAACGTTCAAAAGTTCATCCAGGTCGTTTAAAACGTTGTCCTCTTCCTCATAAAAAGCCCGGCTTTCCGCCTCCGCCAGTGCCCCCATCAAGGTGTCAATGCTTTTCTGCTTTCCTTTCCTCATGGCTTCCACCTCCTCCCTGCCGTTCCCGGCTTCATATACGGCCCGTATTTGGAATTTCCCGTCTATTGGGGCGTTTCCCCGCTGGGAATCTTTTGAACGCTTTTAAACGGGTCCTGATACGATTTAAACGGGGTCTTGTCCCAATCAAAAACGGAACCCCGCCTGGAGTTCCCGGAAGGACTGGCTTCGCCATCCCGACCGGGCTTTTCCCGCTTGGTTCCGTTTCCTTATGTCCGCGCGCTTCCTGCACCGGGACGAATCAACCGTCTGCATTCTTCGCGTTTCCTGTCTGTCCTATACTTCCTCTGGCAGCCGGATGCCCAGCTGCACCTCTTTCTTCTCACCACAGATAGATAGCTCAATGGTAGCCCTGAGGCTCCGCTTATCCATCCGTATGATACGGCTCTTAAAGTTCTGCAGGATGCCTGTTTCAATCTCCAGGCCCCCCTCTGTCTCCCGCACCAGTGTGGGCTCCAGAGGTATTCCTCCCTGTCCGGCCAACAGCCGGATCCATTCTGCTTCCAGGTAGGTCAGGGTACCGGACAGCAGCTTTACGATTCCTGGGACAGCCTTCAGCCGGTAATAATTTCCGGCATTGTAATCCATCTGGAGGAACACATAACCGGGGAACAGTACATACTCCTTTGTTCCCCAGGCTCCTCCGCTTCGGACCGGACGGTTCTCCACCGGTGCCAGCGTCTGGAACCCCATGTCCGTCAGTTTCGCGGCAATGTCTCTTTCTTCACCGGTTCTCACCTGGACCACATACCACAGCATGGCTATCCCTCCATCCCTTCCTGCTTCTTTTTGTTCAGATAGGCGCTGACTTGCCGGTACAGCTCCGGCTGTTCCTTGGCCATGGCCTCGAATACCAGTCCCTTAACCGCTTCCAGTCCGGCCTCATAATTCTCCCGTGTCTGGACTTCAATACGCTTCTTGTAGGCCGCTGCGCGGATAAGGCCGTTAGTCTCCTTAATCAGCTTATCCACCGGCACTTCCTTCATCTGCTCCTCGTCCACGTTCGTCAGGGCATTCATCACATGATGGCTGGCCAGACGGATAAGCGCCTCCGATGTGTCCAGATCCGGGTAGCGATTCATTTCATCCATCAGCATTGAAAAGTTACTCTGAGCCACGTTAATCATTTCCACCGTGGCCAGGTACTTCTTGGCATAGGTGCAAATGGCCATTTGGCTCATTTCCTCACCGTTTTCCTTCAGGTATGCCACAATCTCCTTGTAAGTGCTTCCGGTCAGCAGCATCTGCTCCACTGTATCCTTTAGCTCCGGAGGAAGCCGGTCTACCTTTCCAATGCTGCGACGCCGGTTCTCGCCGCTCATACCTTCACACATTCGTCAGTCAGACTTCCCTGCATCAGCCGGATGCCCTTTTCCGACGCCCTTGCTTCCAATTCGTCATAATTGTAGTCGGCCAGATCCGCGCCAGAAATGCGGCCTTCAATGGTACGCGTTTCGATGTATCCGGCCAACTTCAGGAAATGGATGCTGTCCAGAAATTCCGGCTTTTCCACGCCCCAGTTTTTCACTCCGACCCGGACCTGCTCCAATGGGCTGAAGCCGCTCCGGTTCAGCAGGTTGATACAGGTAAGGACCGATCCGTTATTTGCCGGGAACGCATCCGCTCTGATCCGTTTCATCATTTCGTCTCTGTTCATATCACTCACCCTTTCTTTGCTGCTTCTATCATCATTTCCATCATCCGGTCCAGTTTCCGGTCCATCTTGCTGATTTCACGGATAAAGTCATCTTTGGTCAGGTAGTTCTCACGAATTTCTTTAATGTCCTTCCGGCATTCATCAAAGTCCTTCTGGTGGGTATCCCTGGGTGTATAATCCTCACGGATTTTCCGGATATCGTCCTTAAGTTCTTTCGTCTGCTCCTTCAAATCCTCTTTACTGGCAGATTGTTCGCGGCCCTCCCGAATCTCCGTGTCGTGCCGGTCTACCTGGGACATGGTCCGTTTCAAAAAATATGAGACAACCCCGATTCCCAGGGTGATTACTGTCGTTATGACCCATTCTTTCATCGCTAACCTCATAATTCAAAAAAATACACCTGCAAACTAGTGCAAGTGTATCTCATCATGAGGCAATATTCAAAAAAAGTACTTAAAAAATTTAGTACAAAATTCCTTTTAAGGATATCTGGCCATCCATCGGCTTTGCCCGTATCTCGCGGGCTTTCTCTATGACTATATTCCGAATCCAGGTTTCTGTCAATCCATATTTCAAGGCAAGCTCACGGTAGTTCTTTCCGTCAAACTCCTCCCGTATAAGTTCGTCCCTCACCGGTTTCTCCAGGCTCTCTATCTTGGGGATATAAATGGGGGTACCGTTATAGTTCCTCACCAGGGCCCGGAACGCCTCTATACCGATGAGTCCGGCAAGGGTACGCTGCTCCTCATCCAGGTCCTCCATCTGTACCCTATCCAACAGGTCCATCCTTACACCCCCTTCCGGCGCTCTTTACATACCCCTTTAATACTTCAATCAGCTTGTTTCCTGAGTCAAAGTCAATCCAGGCAAAGGGTGTCCTGGCAATTGCGTCCGTCCCCAGTTCCTTTTTGATGATGGCGCACAGACGATCTCCCAGTGATACACTCCCAGGCTTTTTATCGTACTTGGCCAGCTCATACATCAAGGCCCATATCTTCTTCTGCTGGCCGCTTGTTACCCCGCCAGGCCTCGATGGATGCTCCCGTTCTCGCCGGGGCCTTGGAGGGGCCTGCCCGCCCTGCAGCTGCGTAAGCCTGGCAATTACAGATTCCGCTTCCCGGTAGCTCAGGGCCTTCACGGACTCTTTCCCGGTTATGGTGGCCACCAGCGCATGCAGCTCGTCCTCATGGTCATGGCCCACAAGGCTTAATTGATGTCCAATAGCATAAATCCGCTTCATCTGGTATGGGTCAATGCTTCTCATGGCTTTATCTCTCCCCTCCTCTATGGCCTCCTGGCCTGCTGACATTTCCTAACTTTTTTCTTCCGCTCCTACCGTCACCTTGAGGCTCTCATCCACAATCACGGCCGCGTTGATGATATCAACCGCTTCCTGGGGTGTCCCGCTCCATTCGGCTGCCTTCAGCACCTGGAGCATCCACTCCCAGTTGACCACCTCTGACACCAGATAGGCCCAGTCGCTGGCTTCCTTTGCGTCCATCCCGGCTGACTTCATCAGGCTTTCCGTGTCCTTCTCATACTTTCCTTTCAGCTTCTTACGCAGCGTCCGCTGCAGCTTCTCATCCTTCGTGATGGCCTGGATGGTATCATCCAGTGTCCCTTCCGTATAGGCGCCAAGATAGGCGATGGTGAACAGGCGCTTGGCCGGAGCTGCAAGGGAATAGCTGGTCTTTTCCGTTACAAAGTCCGGGTAAACGGTATTTAAAAGCCGTTTGACCATCGCCATGGAAACTGGCTTGACCGTTTCACTGTTTCCCACCACCACCCGGGCATTACTGCTGCCCCAGTATTCCACGGTCTTTTTCTTGGTGTCCTTTAAGTCATTGACAGCCAGGTTCTCAAACCACGCCTTGATTTCCTCCATCTCCGCCTGGACCCGTTCCTTCTGGGCCGTCAGCTCCACCAGACGGTCCGCCTTGGCTTTGATTTCCATTGTTTTCTCCGTCACTGGAACACCTCCGCAATCTTTCCGGCACAGGTCCGGCAGACTTCCATCCCGCATACGGCAGCCACATCCTCCACTGTCCCGCAGAACCGGCAGGCTGGGACATGCTTCACGATATGGATTCCGGCAGCATCGGCTGTCACATCCACTGGGACCCCCGGAAGGATTCCTGTTTCCTGGCGGAGTATACGTGGAATAGTGATACCGCCGCCTTTGGTAACTTTTTTACTCATCTGCATGGAATTTCTCCTTTCCCACTCTGCATTGATCAGGGCTTGTGACCTGCACCGGCTATAGGCCGGTGGCTGCATTAGGAAGGGGCGGATGCCCCTTAGCGGTTCCTTTTTCCATACCGCCACTTATTACTGTATTTCTGTACCTGACAGACCAGGGTGAATACCGCTTCAATCCGCTGTTCCTGCTTCATCTGGTCACTGTCCAGCGTATAGATAAAAAGTTTACTGCCATTATCCCTTATGTATACGGTCTCCTCCGTGTGCAGGAGCAGCATGTTGCCGGTGTATACTTCCCCATACCAGCGCAGCTTCCCGCTGCTGTCAATCACACGGGGTTCAAAGTAAAACTCATCCCTTAGTGCCTTCATCCTTTCTCACCCCCATCCAGGCCGTCTGGAGCAGGAAACCAAGCAGGTTCCATATCCGGTCCCGGATCTTCTCCATGCAGGCCTCCTGGCCAATCTCCTCCGAATAGTTTCTTGGGTCCACGCAGGCACTGGATTCCACCAGCTCAAACCCATTTTTCAAG